AAGAATTCTTTACAATGATATCGGAAATTGATTGCGCATACATTGCAGGACTCTTTGATGGTGAAGGTTCAATACACATAAGACGTGGTATTGAAAAAAAGAAAAAACACAAAGGTAAACCTGGATACAGATTTTCTAATTCTATGCGTATCAGTATGGAGATTACGATGACAGACAAATCTGTTTTAGTTTGGGTCCATGAAGTATTGGGTGTTGGAACTTTAACACCTAAGAAAGTAAAAGGAAATAGAGTTGATGGTACACCTTATCTTAACCAGTATAGATGGCGTTGTACGTTTCGTGATGCTTATCGTGTGTGTTGTATGCTTTGGCCTTTTGCTCATACAAAACTACCTAAGATACAAGAAGTAATAGATCATTACTCAGATAGTAATATAGTTGATTTAACAGAGTACAGAGTAGCAAAGGAGTTAGACCTTTGAACTGTTGGCATTGTAAAACAGAATTAATATGGGGTGGCGACCATGATACAGAAGATAATGAGGACTATGATATTGTTAGCAACTTATCATGTCCTAAATGTCATTCAGCGGTTGATGTGTGGCATCCATCAGAGAAATTAATAGAGGAGTATAAAAAACATGAAAACGATAAGTAATAAAAGATGGAATAAGAAATACGGGTTTAGATCAAAAAGGAGAAAGAAATGAAACTGAAAGATAATGTAACATTGACTGAAACAGTTGAGAAGTTAAACAAAAGAAATGTTAAGTTACTAAAACAAATCAAAGCTCATGAGGAAGAAGTTATAGAACTGAATGAGTATATTGATTCTTTAGAAGCACAGATTGCAGACTACAAAAGAAGATTTGTACCTGACTTTGATATGCTTCAAAAAGGTGGTGAGTCGGTCCCAATATCTGATTTAAAAATTATGTCAGACAAAGCGAGACGTTCTATGGCTAAGAGATTCCTTAAGAAATATGGTGAGGAATGGGTTAGAATTAATATCTTGGAGAATGAGGATTTAAAATAATGCCTAGAAAGTGTTACGTTAAAAAAGAAATAAAGATAAGCAAACATAAATTTTTATTAGAAATTTATTTAAGCTTAGAAGGGCATAGAGACCTCTGTTGGGAAGTGTTTCCATACAATCACCAGGCGTCTTTGTATGCTTTTGAAAATAAACAAAAAATAGAAAACATAGTAGAATCGAGACATTTATATGAACCTAAAGTGGAATAAAAAATATATCTACCCTACATCAACAAGGTCACTGTTAAATGATGAGAGAGTCTATGACGTATCTCAAGAAAAGTTACCAAGTGTTACGACTATATTATCAGCAACTCAGCCTCAAGATAAGTTAGAATCTTTGGCTAAATGGAAAGCTAAGGTTGGGGAAGTTGAAGCGGATAGAATTAAGAATACTGCAGCTAATAGAGGAACTATCATGCATAGCATTTTAGAGGGTTATATACTTGAAAAAGAGGTTCTAGACATGACTGAGGCGGGCGTACAAGCTCATTCGATGGCTAAAACGATCATCGATAAGGGTTTACCTGATTTAGAGGAAATATGGGGCTCTGAGGTGGTTGTAAGCTATCCTGGACTGTATGCCGGTGCAACTGATCTAGTTGGGGTTTATATGGGACGTGATAGTATAATAGACTTCAAGCAATCGAACAAGCCTAAACGTATCGAGTGGATAACTGATTATAAGTTGCAGATGGTGGCCTATGCGATGGCTCACAATTATGTACATGGCTCTGAGATCGAGCAAGGAGTTATATTGATGTGTACTCCTGATAACTTCTTTCAACGATTCATAATTAATGGCTCCGAGTTTCGAGCACTTAGTCACGAGTGGCTGGCTAGAGTTGATGCTTATTACAAGGTTCGAGCAGCTAGAGGCGAGAGTCGAGAAACGGGGAAAAATGAGTAAAATTAATTTGTGGAACTTTTGTGGAAACCACAAAAATTTTGTGGAAAAAGGGTTTTACTTTAGAATGATTCTAAACTTTAGGCTAAAATCTGCGTCAGAATGTGCCATTTTCCACATTTTCCACATTTTTTTTCGACGAAATGTGGAAGATTTTGTGGAAAACAAATTCAATGATTTCAATGCTTTAAGAGTAGTTTTTTTGATTTCCACATTTTCCACAGCGTTTCAGAAATATTTTCAGAATTTTTATATTTATATATATTTATATCTTATAGAGTGGAAAGGAATCAGCTATGAATAAAAAATCAAAATATAGACATGTAGTGCTTAAGAAGAAGAAATATTACTTCTACAAAATAACATGGGTTGATATTTTAGGTGATAGCGGGCATGCTACGGCTCATGAGTTTAGTGGTATGATGCCTTCAGTAATGGTCACTAATGCTTACCTATATGAAAGAGATTCTAAGTGTATAAGAACGTTTGCCAGTTACGATGAGGCTGATGGTTTATTTTCAGATCGTAATGTATTTCCTAAAGGTTGTATTGTTAAAATGGAAAAAATATTATTGTAATGAAGATTCTGGCTCTTCTGGAATGGGTTCTTCAAGTAACTCTTGGTCTGTTTCTTCTATGGTTTCTATTTCATCTTCCGGCTCTGATGATAGCTCTATTTGCTGTGGTTCTTCTGTAGATTCACCTTCAATTATTTTGGAATGGTCGTCTACCATTTTTTCTAATTTAGACATTAACTGATCTCTGTCTAGTTCATCTATCTTACCAGTCTTAATCATTTTCCTGTCAATGTAATATCCGGCAACCTTTCCTCTGGCTACTTCCATATTACCCGCTGCAGAATATGCTCCCTTCTTCAACGCCTGGTCACGTATTTTTGCAAGCTGCTCAAGGTGCCTGTCCATAGTAACTTCGTACTTCTTCCTGGCTTCCTCGCGCAGCTCACCAATGTACTTAACTACAAGAGGGTACAATTTAGGATTAGTTAATTTTGAAGAGGCGACTCTTGCTGCAAGGTCAGACCCTGGGCCGTAGCCAGCTTCTTTTGCACACTCCCAAGCATCTCTGCTTCCGTCGTTGTACACAATAAGCTCAGCGAATTTTTTCTGCTTCTCTGTCAATCTTTTAGGTAATCCCATGTTTGACTTTTACCCTAACATTTTATAAAAGGCAATACATGAGAGATACAAAGAAATTAACTGAATATGCAGAGCAGGCTAAACGAAAGTTAAAAGAAAATTACTTATTTAAACACCTGGTTAAGGCTGTTGAATCAGGAGCTAATGGAACACTGAAGTACATAATTAAATCAGGTCCAGGCAAGGGAAAGGAACCAAAAAAATAATGTACGTAAGACACCTTCAAGAATATCTTGACAAATTTACAGATGGTACTAAAGGCAACGCCGTAAGCAATGCTACGATCTATATGGATAATGGCAGCGGAAATATTTTCCCGATTGGTAAAATTGAAGTTCAGGAATCGACTATAATAGGCAAACCTTCTGTTAGAGTTGTGATCAAACCAGACCTCAAAGATCAGATACCAAAACTGAAAAAATTCATACTTACATAGGCACCTGTTAGGGTGAATATTAATGAAACCTGAAACGAAATTTTGGCATGAAATTAAGAAAAATACTAAGCAAATTAGTTGGACTAGACTTGAAAACCTTAGTGCTTTTGGTACTCCCGATCTATTGGGCTATAATACTAATAGGCACTTTTTTACATTGGAGCTGAAGGTAACAAGAGCTAACAAGATTAAGTTCTCACCCCATCAAATTGCCTTCCATATTAAGCACCCACAGAATACTTTCATCTTAGTTTCTCGCCTCTTGTCTCGAGGCTCAAAACTTTTTGAGAAAGAAGAAGTTTACTTGTATAGAGGAAAGAGAATAAAAGAGCTTGTCGCTTGTGGCTTGAAGCTTGATGCTTGCCGCTCAGGTCTTGATGCTTGCGTCAATCACTTGACCCGGCTTGGAGCTTGACGCTTGTTGCTTGAGGCTTGAAGCTTTCGAACCAACCTTGCTTGAGGCTTGCTGCTTGGAGCTTTGGCCCGGACCAGGTGCACGCTGTACCCCGCCGTCGCGGGTTCTCCGGCTAATGACCTGATCCGAATTAG